GCCAAGCAAAATCAAAAACAAAGCAATGCCAGCAGCCCATTCAATAATAGCTTGCTTGATTTCCATGCGACGAAACTCATGCTCTCGCTTTTGCTTTCTAATCTCAGCTTCTATTCTAAGAAACTCTTGCCAATGAGAGGGGCCAAGAATAGCAGGATGACTAATGATTGTCCGTAATTCATCACGCATTTGCTGCGCTTTCTTTCTTGCCAAGAAAACTTCCATAGCCTGCGCTTGAGTGCCAGAGCCAAGAGCCTTATACCAAGGCGGCTTTTCCACCATCTTCTCAGCCTGATCTAACTCAGCCATGCAGCCAGCCCAATCTTGTAGCTGCTTGCCCATGTCTTGAAGATCGCGCCCAACTTGAACGCCCTTCTTTAAAAAATTAAATGCTGCTGTTGCCCCTGCTATCGCGGTCACTGGGTCTATCATGTTGCATAGAACCTCGCTGGGCAGTTGTAATCAGGACGCGCTATATATGCCTTATCATACCAAACATGGCTGGGTCTTTCTTGACCACAATCATATGCACAAACTTTATATAATCCGAAAGAAAAACTCTGGCCCCACAACACTGCGACCAGAACGCATATCATTACATTCTCATTAATACCGTAATCAGTAAACCAATTACCGATGCGGCCGTACCAATTAAGATATTCTCTACACGTTGAACACTGCGTTGAAGCGTAGACAACTCAGCCTCTAGCTTTGTTATCCTTGGCTCAATCCCGTCTATTCTATCATGGGCGCTTGCTGCTGTTTGTTTGCTCATGTTTCACCTACGGTTTAGTGGGCCATGTTATATTAAATGGAAAGCCGCTCTGCGATGGTACATCACGCAATGCTTGGCGATAAGTAGCCATCTCGCTAGACATTGTTACATCTGACAAAGCCATCCAATCAGTTTCAATCAGCAGGGCATCACGATTTTGCCGCACACGAAGCTCGGCATCAGCCTGTAATCTATTCTCCACTACATAACTTACTTCCCATTGGTTGCCATTCAAAGAAGGGGTTCCAAGTGTTAAGGTTTGAGTAACAGAATCATATGATGGCTTGTCCAATTCGGCTACCGAATAAACATCATATTGATTTAAGATGCTATCAGGTATTTTTGCTGGAAAAGATACAGATGGATTATCACGGCGAAGTTGTCCAATCGTGTAAGGGAATTGATCGACAGAACCGTTTGTAAGTTTTATGAACATGACCTCTCCTTAAAAGTCTAAAAATGCTGCAGTGGGTGCGGTGAAGTTTGACGTATAACGAGCAACACCTTTAGTGATTCTTAACTCATCCATATAACCATCTAATGCAGGAGTAGATGAAGCAGTTCCCCAAAGATTACCAGTTGTGCCTATAATTGGTGGATAAGTTCCGTTTGTTCCATCCGTTATGCTTGTACTATCTGAATTTGTACTAACTAAAGTACCGTCAATAAAACCACGAACAGTTCCACTTTCTCGTGATGCTGCAATATGCACCCATTGATTTGTGGCTATTGTAGCAGTACTATTATAAGCAGTGCCATCAATAACTATTTGTAAATTATTACCACTTGAAGGGGTTGCTAGATAAAAATGCCCTGTAGATTGTGCGTTTTGCCTTGTATCAAAAAATATATCTCTGCCCGATGTTGTTCGGTACACAAACATTTCTACTGTAAAATCGCCCGTACCAAAATCAGCAACACCTGTAGTAGCAGAACTAACATAAACATATGCATTTCCACCTGAAGCATTTAAACTTGCTGTTCCATATTTTACAACAGAAGTTGTTGTGGTTGCATTTGCATTAGGGGTAATTGTGCAATTTCCAGAACTATCAGTAAAGGTAGTCCCACCATTGCTGCCATCAAAATGCAATAACAAAGTTACATTAGAAAAATAGGGGTCTCCTGCAGAAGGAGAAATCATTTGCATTAACCGTGATATACTCATGCCATTGCATTTCCTGATTGGAATCCATAATATGTTGTACCGCCATCCTGAGTATAAAAGGTAAATATATCTGTTTCACCAGATGCGGTTGCAGTAGGCGCACTACCACCAGCCCAATCAACAGACGCTGGCCATGTTTGAGTAATCGTTGCAGATGGGCTTACTTTCAACGTAAAACCAAAAGCTGTTCCAGATGATGGTGGATTAGAAAATACATAAGTAACATTGGTTGAGGGCGCGTGGCTAAACACATTTCCTGTTGAAAGGTCTAGTGTCCCACTGCTTTCTGTCCCAACGGTTTCTCTGTAAGTTGTTGGTTTAACAGGGCCAGTAATAGCAGTAATGCCTGTGCCATTTGGATCAATCGTAACATTACCATTTGTATCTGTACTTGAGATCGTGTTGCCATCGACCTTGATGTTATCAACCCGAAGATCAGTAACGGCAGAGTTAGTACCGATTGTTACACCATCAATAGCACCACCATCAACATCAATTGTGCTGATTGCGCTTGTGCCTTCTGTCTTTTCTATAGCAGCGTTTATCTTTGTACGGACTGAGGAGCCGCTTTCTCCATTAGCAAATGTACCCATTACCTAGCTCCTTTATGGTGCATCTTTCCAAACATCAGTATCATTCCAAACACCTGCATCATTCCATACGCCTAATGCTAATATCCATGCAGCAGCCGCAGCCGCGTAGACCTTTAATTGATGTAGCGATATGCTTATGCCAAGAAACATCAGAAAATTGAAACAATATTACTTGCTGTTGTGCCAGTGCTATAAACACGCTTTACTCTTACTGGCAATATTGCGCCAGCAGGTACAGTGCCAAATGTTACTGTATCACCAGCAGCAGTATCTACCTTAACATCGCCAGTGCTTCCAACATAAAGCGCTCTAGCAGTGTTTGTTAAATCAGTAGAGTCATTTGGCGTAACAGCAGCAGCGTTATCAGCAGGATCGCTACCTCTAAAGTTTGGTTGAACAGCCATGTTTATCTCCTATTTGCTTCCTTGTTGTATAAAAACAAAGAAATATCAACGCACAAATTAGTATCGACCAAAGCCAATCCCATCATCAAGCTCACCTTCGATCATATTTGTAAGCTCATTCATCTTACCTTTCCAAAACCACATTCGCGCAAACGGCAGATTCCGAATGATTTGCTTAGTCCCTTCTCCAATATTACCCGTTGTTAGATCATAAACACCACGACCTAAATCAACAGCAATACTAGGACCAGCACCAAGAACACCAGTAGCAGCATCTAATGCGTCTGGCTCCTGTGGGAATCTTGGTTGAAGAACACCGCCAGTAATGTTTGGTCCACCCAAAGCCAAGCTCGTAGACATAGCAGTATAGAAAATATCAGAATAAAGAGCAGCAACACCTGAGTAATCAAATGCTCTAGCAAACTGATCTTGAAAATCCATTTCAACAAAGTCAGGAGTTTTATACTGCAACACCATGTAGCCAAGACCCATGGACATCGCAGTACCAATCCACTGATTCTTTAACTGTCCATGTCCATATGCGGCAGTAATCTTGTTCAAAGCAGCAAAGCTATAACTATAGAACTGGAAGGGTAAGCCAAGAAGAGCATTCTCAATACGAGCATACCCCTTAAATTCTTTGTCCTCTTTCATGCCAAACTGACGAGCAACACGCATCGGAATATAAACAATGCCATCTGTAATTATTGGCTTGTCAGCAGGTGTACCCATTAAGATTGTATTCATAATGCCAGAGCTAAGAGCATTACGGAATGTGCGTACTGTTTCTGGATCGACCCTTGCTTGCTTTTCTATTTCAGCAACAGCCAAATCATTTATTGCATTTTCATATGCAACCTTGTCTGCTTTCTTTCTCATGTCAAAGCCCATAGCTTTGGGCCTGTTTAAAGAGTGCATAATCTCGTGCATCTTAATGAAGGTAACATAATCTTCTGGGCTATTAATTATGCCTTTCTTAATTGGCTTTACGCCCTCAACTCTAGGATTCTCCCATCTACGCTCAGGCCACATTTCTTCAATAATGTGTTCTTCATCAATGTATATTTTGTTTTCTGTTTCTCTGTAGAAGGCTGGTTTATATCTATCTCCATCAAAAGTATTTGTTGGCCCAGAAATAACATCGGCTGTTGTCGCAGGAAACTCAATAGTGTTTGTCCATGCTTCAGTGTTTGCCATGTAAAAGCCAGCTTCTGACTTTTGCCATGGTGCATTAGCAATCTTTTTAGCGTCTTCCAAATCAATGTTATATCTAAGAAGATATTCTTGCTCTTGCTTTGTTGCCTTGCCTTGAGT